GCTCAGCTGAAGGAGGAGGGGGTCAAGGCTGGGGTGCCAGATTTGATTTTGCCGATTCCGCGCTACGGGTCCGGAGCCCTGTATATCGAGATGAAGATGCCAAAGGGTCGCGTCAGTCCAGAGCAGGCCATTTGGCTGCAGGACTTGGAAGACAACGGGAATACGTCGCTTGCCTGCTTCGGTTGGCATGAGGCCAGGCAGGCGGTTAAAGATTATTTAAGCGGAGCTACTGAAGAATGAGCTTCATCTTTGCATCTCAAAAATCAGCAGAGTTATTTACGGCAGCAACCGGGAAAAATTTGTCTGCCGACCAAGCGCTGCTATTGGGGGCAATGCTTTCCGCCAATGGATTTGATTGGACTAGAAGGCCGCACAACTTCTCTCAGCTTGCTGGGCGCAGGTTCGGAAGGCTGGAAGTTGTTGGTCCATCTGTGGACTACTGCGGAATCGTTAAGTGGCTCTGCAGGTGCGATTGCGGGGGTTACTCGCAGGTACACGGAGCAAATCTCAAAAGCGGACGCCAATTGTCATGCGGATGCCTTCGCGACGAGGTTAGGCAAATTGTTGCGGATAGTTCTCGCGTTACAAAAGAGCAAAAGCTTGAGACGCATAGGCGGGCAAATAGGAAATACCGGGTAACCGAGAAGAATCAAATACTGCAGCTCGAATACCGCCGGAAAAACAGAGACAAAATTTTAGCCAGAAGCCGCCTGCGGCATACGGAAAACCCAGAGGCGGCAAGGTCATCGGTAAGAAACCGCAGAGCGAGACTCAGAAATGCAGAAGGTAAACACAACCAATTCGACATAAGGATGATTGGCGATGAGCAGGGATGGGTTTGCCCTGGTTGTGATGTTGATATATCGAATGCGTACCACGCCGATCATGTTGTAGCTCTCGCAAATGGCGGGACAAATTGGCCATCAAACATACAACTCATGTGCGGCGCGTGCAACCTGAGTAAGTCAACGAAGACACTGGGTGTTTTTATGGCATTGAAGTGGCCAGACCTGTACAAAAACTACAAGGATATTGAATGACTGATTACTCAAAAAATGCAGCGGCTGATTCTCGCCAGGTGGGCGGGCGTCATTACGCGGACCTTGGAGAATTTCAGCCATGGAATGTGCTTGAGAAGTGGCTGACTCCAGAGGAGTACAGAGGGTGGATGAAGGGAAATGCCATTGTGTACTTGGCTCGCGAGCGCCAGAAGGGTGGAGATGTAGATATTTCAAAGGCGTCACATCACCTTGAGAAACTGCTGGAGGTTTTGTCGGCATGAAAAAGCAATTCCCAACCGACGCCCAGGCGCTGGCCTTTCTGAATGATTGGCCAGATGGAACTCCAAAGTCGTTTGGGAATGGCTTCACGCTGCATTGGCATGCCGTACCGGCGCCAGTGGTGCGAGTAAGAAGGGCGCCAAAAGATGAGTGAGCCAATGACCATGGGGGAGCGCTATCTGAGCGCCACCCAGTCCAGCAACCTGCGCACCGAGGCTGATAGGACGACAGACGCCGATAAGTTATTGGCTGCTGCCTACGCAGTGGCCGGCGACAAGCGGCGCGACCTGGCACTGAGGGTGTGGAGATTGAAGGCTGGAGACATGCGCGGCTGCCACCAAGTGGCGGATGACATGGGAGCGATGCTGCGCAAGTCAATGATGGGCCGCAATGGCGGGTATCTGCGAGGGTTTAAGCCTGGATGCATAGCGTCCATCGAGGCGCGCGACCTGGCGCTGATGGTTTTGAAATGGTGGGCCTACCCAACGTGCCCGGCATGCCATGGGCGAGGTGGCCCGCTGATACCAGGCACCCCGGTGCTGGATGAGTCGATGGAGTGCGGCCCTTGCGGTGGCACTGGGCAGGTTCCGCTGGAGCGGCTGTTCAAGGCCACTGAGGTGGATGCTGCCAAGTGGTTGGTTTCGGAGTTGGAAGGATTGAGCGCTGTGATCTTTGGGGATATGGCGCGGATCTTGGCTCCACGGATGGATTTGAATTTAACTAAGGAATGACATGAGTAGATTTGGTTTATCACGCGAAGAACTTTTGAAAATGCTGGGCGCCTCAATTGCCACGGAGCAAGTAAAGCCGCAGGCAGCTGGCCAATCCAGTCAGGAAGCACAACCCCAAGGTGAGTGCGAATGCGAGCAGTGCCAAGCCAATGTGTTGGACATTGCGCTGGCCGGGGCTTTGGATGAGGCGACTGAAGAGCAACTGATTGGACTGATGTCCAAGGCCTTGATGTTCATGGCCAAGGACGCCGGATGGACTGAGACAAGCGTTGCAGCCCACGCAATCTGGCTGGAAAGTTAACAGCCCTCATAACTGTCACTGCATGACAGCCACCCAGGGCTAAATGGGTGGGACCCTTTAACTGCCGCCGGCGCGGGTATGTAGAGCCGGCACCTCTCTGAAAGCATTGCGTGCAGTGTTTCCAGAGTGGGGCTTTTTCACTTGCTTTTTGTGTGACTCAAACCCGGAGTATGGCGTTGAAAAATTCCACCGGAACGCAGAGCAAAGCAGGCGTGACTCAGAACACGGTCAAACAACTGAGCGTTTTAAGGCGGTACTGACGATACAGCTAGGTGTCCCCTGGACCTAAACAGGCGCGTTACCAAAGGCGATATGTAGGTGAGAGCTTCGGCTCCGACCGGGTGAAAGGCCCGGACCTTCAAGTATGGATCTGGTGTTGCACAAGTAAAACTGTTGCGGCTGAAGTTCCGGGTCCATTCTTGATGGTGTGCCGAAAGGCTGGGGCGAAGTTATATAGCTCGTATCGCGTTTACTGCCCGAGATACCCGTGTAACCCACGACCGAGAGATACGCCGGGCGCAAGTGTGGGGACGCCATCAACCTATCCGCCAGTTCGCTGGCTACGCAGAAAGGGAACGCGCCTACTGCTTACGGTTTTGCTTGCGTGACGCCGACCAGAGGTCGGGCCATTACATAAGCGGCGGCGTTGAAGGAAACGCTACCGAGGAAACGAATCCTCTTCAGCGCTGAAGGCGAGGGGTAGGGATTGCAGGGGGCATTGTTTCAGACGCATGCCGCAATGCAAAGCCGGAATCAAGCCCGGCCCGCTTATGTGATGGTGGTTGCGAAAGCATGCGGATTAGTCCAGCCCTGGCCAGGACCCATCTGACATTCGGGAAAGACCGGGGATATCAAGCGAGCCGCCTGGCTGCTTCGGACATTGGGATCTGATCCCTGGACCGGCTCAGGCGACTAGACGGCTCACTTGATATTTTGGAGTGGATATGAAACTTTATTGGCAGTCGCCGCTTTACTTCTGGCGCCCGGGGCTCTACCTGAAGATGGGCAATCGCCGCATTCGTTTATTCGCATGGCATTGAAATGATCACCAAAGCACCACCACCAGCCACCGAGGTCCACGACCTGAAGCAGCGCATCCACAGCCTGACCATGGCCGCGCGCCAGGCAGAGGCCTCGATTGCAGAGCTCAAGACGAATGCCCGCCGCTACATGCATGTGCGCCGCCTGAATGTGCGCCAGTTCTCGGATTTGTACGTCGCCAATCTGAATGGCAAGGGTCCGTTTGATGCGCTGGTGGATCGTGAAATTACAAAGGCTAGGTCATGAGCCGCCTGGATGACATCGTGCGCCAGGCCACAGAGGAGCTTGATGCCCTGGAGTACCGACTGGCAGTTGATGAGCTCAAGAGGCGCATGCTTGCCAAGCAAGGAAAACCCTGGTGGAGGCGCCTGCTGGCGCGCCTGCCATTCGCAATCACTTTTAACTGGAGAAAATCATGAACGTAACGAAGATCGAGAAAACCCTGACCATCCGTGAGCAAGCCGAAGCCGAGGTCCGCAAGGAGCTGGCCGCCAAGGCGGTGGAGAAGATGAAGGCCAAGCTGCGCGAGCTGGCGGCGGCCCAGGCGGTGGTGAAGGGTATTGAGCTGCAAATCAACGACCTCGAACAGCAGATCGCTGATGGCACTCTGTAGAGATGACAGTCGCCTGCTGAGTCGGCCCCACCGGGTCCACTTTGCGGGCTTCGAGAGCAGCACCTACCGGCTGCAGCAGGCCGGCTGGCAGTTGTCGGCAGAGCAGTCGCCCCGCGATGGCCGCCTGGGATTGGTCATGCGCCACCAGGGTGCTGGGTGCTACATGATGGCCGATGAGGTGCGATTCAATTTCATGAGCTCGCTTCGCAGTGAGCAGGAATATGAGCTGGATTTTCAGGTGCGGCGGTGCTCTTCCGACATCACGGTGATCCAATCGAACATGGGTTTCGGTGGATTTGAACCGATTGACTCAACCCCACAGTTCGTCACCACTGAGCGCAAGTCAATCAAGGACTTCAACATCTTTGCCTCGCAGCTGGTGCGCACCGAGGAGATCATCATCGAGCCCCAGTCCGTGGCCGAGTGTCTGGACCTGATTCGCAAGATGCAGGCGCCCGAGCTGGCCGCCGTGCGCAAGCGCAACCTGGACCGGGACCGCATGGATCCGATCAACCAGCAGAATTTTCACGCACAGATTGTGAGTTTGGCAGCATGACGGTAATCGCGTGGGATGGTCGCACCCTGGCGGCCGACAAAATGGCTGTCACCGGAATTACCAAAGGCTCGGTGAAGAAGATTTTTTACCATGGTGGTGAATTGCTGGGGGTCACTGGGAACCTGTCCATCGGCATGGAAGTGATGCGGTGGTACACGGACGGGGCGGACCCGGGCAAGTTCCCCGCCTCCAACCGAAACCTCAATGAGGGATCCAGCCTGATTCGGATTGACAAGGATTGCAAGGTTTGGAAATACGAGAGCTCCCCGATCCCATTCAGGGTGGAGGGCGACCGATGCGCCTTTGGATCTGGAGATGAGGCAGCCCTGGTTGCCATGGAGATGGGTGCGGATGCGCGCCGGGCAGTGGAGCTGGCGTCCATGTTCAACACCACCTGCGGCGGCGGGTGCGACGCAATTGATTGGCCTTTGAAGTGAGTACAGCATGACCGAAGAAATGATGAATGCGGAGTTCGTCCGTATTTTGGCTGGTACGCAGGGCGACGTCGTAGGGGGAGCTTTGAAAGAGTGCCTGTTATCCGGGTTCGCAGCCGTCAGCTACACGATGACGGATGACGGGGTTAAGGTCTCACGCATCGACCCAGCCAGTATACAGGCTGAGACTCCACCTGCTACAAAAACGATAGCTGCAACCTCACATCCCACATGGGCTAGACACCCATTGGTGCGTAGCGACCGGTATGGCTGCTTCAATCGAAGCGCGTTCGCTCAGGATCACGCCATGACCAAGGATGGCCCACCGATCTACCTTCCAGCTTTTGGCCAGCCGACGTGCCAGTTCACCAAGACCGACCTTGGCCAGGTGGATCCACGCTGCACCGAATGCAAGCACAAGACAAAACCCAACGGAGAAAAGCATGATGAAGTTCATTGATGGGGCGCTGGCCCTGGTGGGGTTGGGCCGGATGGCTGACATGGTGGCTTGGACAAAGCTGATGCGATCGCGGGTGGCAAGGCTGACCGAGCAGCGCGACGCCTTCGAGGAAAAGGCCTATGACCTCCATTTCCGCTGCGAGCACAGCAAGGAAGTCATGAAGGCGGAGTGCGAGATGGCCATGCAGGCTGCGCGCGACATGCATCTCCAGACCCTGGATAGCCTCCGGATCCATGCGACCTCAGAGATGCTGCGAATCCATAATGAGTACGCCAAGCGCGGGTTGGACAAGCGGTCCATGGATGTGCAGGCGGCCGTGCAGCTGGAGATGGATGGTCTCCGGGTGGACCTGGAGCGGGAGCTGGCGGAGCACAGGGCGTCAAATGATCGAGTGAAGATCAAGCTGCTGGAGACCGAGAAGAGCTACAGCCAGCTCCGGGAGTCCTATCAAACAGCGCGCAAGAAGGCTGACATGCTTGAGGCGCGAGAGGGGTCTTGGCAGAAACTGCACGGGGAAGCGGTGCGAGAGCGCAATACAGCAATGAGCGCCCTGGAAAATAGTTTGAAAAATACTGCAAATACTTGACACAAATCTTTTGCGCACCGTTATATTCAATGCAGCAATAAAGCCGGAGAGACACCACCGGCACAACAAATAGCGGCACCTTTGATGGAAAGCCGCCTTTGAAATTTATTGCTGTCCATCCGCATGGTATTCACAAGATGCCAGCCGAATGGGTAGCTCAACCGGTAGAGCAGCTGAGGAAACTTGGCCTGTTGCGGGATCGTACCCCGCTCCATTGGTCGGTCGTCAAGGGGAGTTGCAGGAAACTGTAATACGACACCCACCGGGTTGCTTAAAACGCATATCCGGCCACTCTGGGCCTAGACCGGGCGGTTAGATCCGACCAGCAGCACCCCTGAAAGCGGGGAGCACCAATTTCGACTCTGGAGATACCGCCTACAGCCGGTGAAAGTCCCGGCAATCAGAGTCAGTCAGTTTGGGTTAAGCGCAAAGGATGCCGCCGTAAAGGAGGTCACACTGGCGCAGGGTTGGGGTCACCCGGCCGCCCGAAGACATTTACCCAGTGCTGCAGCATGTGGGTGGACGAGCCGCCATCGTAAGGGCGGAGTAGGGGCCGACAGTCGAAACTTGAACTTAACAGATGCCAGCTTGGGGCATGGTCGGAAACACAAGACGCGCAGGGGGTAGCCCTGACAAACATCTGGGTGTAAGCCCCGGAGCCAAATACCAAAAGCCACCCTAACCCGGTGGCTTTTTTGTTTCAGCCGTCCGTAGAGTAGTCCAACCACTTTGTGATCACACAAGGGACTTGATCTCGGGCGGCGATTTTTCTCCCTGGTCGCAAGACCTTTGCCTCGCTGCACGCGGGGCTTTTTTACATCTGAACCATGAACATCACACAAACTTGGGAGGAGCTTGGCGTCAAGCGCCCAGAGCGAGGTGATCACCCACACATGGATCCGCGCCAGGCAGCCGAAGAGTCAATGAAGAACTGCAGAGCATTGATTGTGGATTTGATCCACGCCGGGCGACTTCCTGCTCCTCCAATGGGCAAGAGCTACATCCCAGGAGCAGACGGGGTGAGGCTGGCATGAGCGACGTAAAGAAGACTGCAGACTGGGAGCTGATCGAGCGGCATTACCGCGCCGGCATCCTTTCACTGCGCCAGACAGCCACAGAGGGCGGAGTCACTGAGAGTGCTATTCGCAAGCGAGCCAAGCGTGATGGATGGTCTCGCAACCTCAAGGCGAAGATCCAGAATCGCGCCGAAGAGCTGGTGCGCAAATCAGAGGTGCGCAAAGTTAGTGCGCAAGCCCGCGCACTTCCGGAAAAAGAGATCATTGAGGTCAATGCCCAGGCAGTTGCCACGGTTCTGATCGTGCAGAAGGGCAGCATCAAGCGCATGCACTCATTGGCTGAGAAGCTGATGGATGAGCTGGAAGCCACGACTGACAACAAGGAGCTGTTCATCCAACTGGGTGAGCTGCTTGATACGTCGGGTCCGGATGAGAATGGCAAGGACCGCAAGGACTTGATGAATGAGATCTACCGCAAGGTCATCTCGATGGGCGGACGCATTGACTCTGCCAAGAAGCTGGCCGAGATCCTGGAGAAGGTCGTCAAGCTGGAGCGCGAGGCGTTCGGCATTGAGAACACTGAGAAGCAGGCCAGCCCAATTGATGAGCTGCTGCTGAGAATTGCCCGTGAGCGAAGCGGCCCGTGAGTTCGCCATCCAGGAGGTCATGGACTCCCTGGAGGTCCACGCTGCGTACTGCGCGAAGATCAAGGACAAAGGAGGGAAGCTAGTCCCCTTCCTGTTCAACAAGGCGCAGCACTACGTGCATGAGCGACTTGAGGCGCAGTGCAAGGAGACCGGCAAGGTTCGCGCGCTGATCCTGAAGGGCCGCCAGCAAGGTATCTCCACTTACATCAGTGAGCGGTTCTACCAACGTGTGAGCACCAGGATCGGCCAGAGCGCGTTCATCGTGGCGCACGAGGACAAGGCCACCAAGAATCTGTTTGAGATGGCCAAGCGGTACAACGACCACAACCCGTTGGCACCGAGCACCAAGGCATCGAACGCGCTGGAGCTGGTCTTTGGCGCACTGGATGCAGGCTATAAGACGGCGACCGCGGGATCCAAGGACGTTGGCCGGTCCAACACGGCGCAGCTGCTGCACGGCTCTGAGTTCGCCTTTTGGGCCAACGCACAGAGTCACCTGGCTGGATTGGGTAACACGATTGCGGACATGCCTGGCACGGAGATCGTGCTGGAGTCCACTGGTAACGGAGTAGGTAACGCCTTCCACTTGATGTGGCAGGAGGCCGAAGCGGGCCGCGGCGAGTTCATTGCGATCTTTGTGCCGTGGTACTGGCAAGAGGAGTACACCGCACCGATCAAGCCGGACTTGATGCTGACGGCGGAAGACCAGAAGTACCAGCTTGCATACAGCCTGACGCTTGGCCAGATGCAGTGGCGAGCCAACAAGATTGCGACGTACGGCCAGGGATTCGAGTGGCTATTCGATCAGGAGTATCCAGCGACCGCCGCTTTGGCGTTCCAGAGCTCCACGGTGAATCCGTTGATCAGCCCGCACGATGTGATGGCCGCGGTCAACAGCAAGTACCTGGAGATGAATGCGCCGCTGGTGATCGGTTGCGACCCAGCAGGCGACGGTGTCAATGATGCCGACCGCACAGCAATTGCTTTCCGTCGTGGCCGCGTGTGCTTCCGCTTGGAGTACCACCAGGGCCTGAACACGATGCAGATTGCCGGCAAGCTGGCTGAATACTGGCGCGACTTTGAGCCTGATGGGCTGTTCGTGGACAAGGGCGGCCTTGGTGCTGGCATCTACGACCGGTTGATCGAGCTGAACATCCCGGCGCTTGGCATCAACAGCGCGACTGTGGCCAATGACCCAGAGCGCTACGAGAACAAGCGCGCCGAGATGTGGTGGACGATGAAGGAGTGGTTTGAGGATTCACCTTGCCGCATCCCGAATGACGCCGCATTGATCAGTGATGTGACCGCTCCGCAGCCCAAGGTGAGCTCCAACGGTCGCAAGCTGCTGGAGAAAAAAGAAGACATGAAGAAGCGCCAGGTTCGCTCACCAGATGGTGGCGATGCACTGGCCTTGACGTTCGCCGTGCCTGTTGCTTACCGCGACAACCACACCGGTGGGCCTGTGCAAACAAGCAAATCGGCTGCCACCAGCGCAGGATATTGATATGGACGGACCAGTTACCGCGGACATGATGAAAAGCCAAGCCGATGAATACGCAAACGCACACGCCAGCATGGATGCCCATGAAGGCGACAGCGCGCAACTGATGGCCCTTCAGCAACAGCTCCAGCAAGTCGAGTCACAACTGGCAGGCATGCAATGAGCGGGTTCCTGGATGAGTTGTTCTCTGCGAAGCACATTGGATCGGGCGGCCTCACGCTTATCAATGACCAGGCGCTGCGTGCACTTGGGCAAGACGAGAACACAACGCTTGGCGCATTGAACGAAGGCATGAAGCACGGTCCGCTAGAGGAAAGCATTACAAAGGGTCGTCCGGTTACCACCAACGAAGCCCTCAACGAGCGGAACAAAAACCTGGACCGAGACAAGAGCGGGAACGCAAAGACCGTTGCAGGTATCGCTGGCATTGTTGGTGCAGCTTTCGGTGGCGCAGCACTTGCTGGAGGTTCTGCTGGAGGTGCAGGCGCTGCGGGCGGCAGTGAGGCTGGAGCTGGGTCCGTCGCTGCTGAGGGATCTGCCGATGCATTCGCTGCTGAAGCAGCTGGCGGCGCGGATGTCAGTGGTGCAGCAAGCGGCGCTCCAGCTGAGGGATCTGCCGATGCATTCGCAGAGACCGCCAAAGGCGCCAAGTCTGGCAATTCTTTGGGTGACTGGGGTGACCTGATGTCGCAAGGCAGTCCGTCAAGCAACAAGCCCGACAACAGCGCGCAAAAGCAATCACTTCAAGCGCAGGCAGATTCCCTGCGTTCGCAAATAGCTGCATTACAGGCCCGCATGTCCGGGTCGAATTAAGGAAACAACATGGCTACCACGCAAGAACAATTGGACCAGGATAAGGCTGAGTTTGACGCTGAGTTCGCAAATGACGCACTGGAAGAGGCGAACAACCGCGAGCAAGACGACCAGGAAGATGCCGAGGATGATGCGGAAGACGGCCGTGTCGCAGCCAAGGATTCCATGGGTGGAGGCGAGTCGATCGAAGGATCTGATGACGCCGCAGATAGTGATGAGGTCGCGCAGCCAGCAGTGAATGCTGTGATTGCTTCGGCCCGCATGGCAGGCGATGAGCAGTCCAAAGCTTTCACCGAGGCATTCAAGTCTGAGGCCCCAATGCTGCCTGAGCCCAAGGCGCCAACATTCAAAGAGGCCTTTGCTTCAGCACGCAAGGGCGGCGAGAAGGTTTTCGAGTGGCAAGGCAAGAAGTACACCACCGAGATGGCCAAGCCCAAAGCTGCGCCAGTAGTGGCCGCCAAGATGGATGGCCCGGCGCATGAGACTGCAGCCGTTGTTGCTAAGCCCGCTCAAGGCGACCTCAAAGGTGCATCAAGCCTGGCTGAAGCCATGGCCGGCGCCAAGCACACGGGCATGGGCAGCAAATGAGCGAAGATCTGCAGTACGCGCTGGCAGCCAAGGAGGCGTTCGCCAATGATGGGGAGCAAGTCGTCCTGGGCGCCTTGGGAGCGCGGCTGCTGATGGAGTTCGCCAAGGCGGAGTCTGACCGCCGGTTGACCGAGGAGCGCTGGCTCAGCGACTTGCGTCAGTACCGCGGCCAATATGACCCCGAAGTGCTCGCCGCTATCGGCTTGAAGCGCTCGCGTGCGTTTGTTCGCAAGACCCGCGTCAAGGTCAAGACAGTCAACAGCCGGGTGGAGGACTTGTTGTTCCCATCGGGCAGCGAAAAGAACTGGGAAATCGGCAGCAGCCCCGTGCCAAGCGTGTCCAAAGAGGAGCGCAACGCAGTAGGGCGCAACTTGATGCAGATGGCCGAGCAGGCCGCGCAACAGGCTATTGCCCAGGCGCAAGCCCAGGGTCAGCAGTTGCCACCACAACAGCCCGCCAAGATCACCAAAGACATGGTGGACAAGGCTGTGGCTGCGATCTGCAAAGAGTCCGCCAAGAAGATGGCCAAGGTCATCGATGACCAGCTGACTGAGGTGCGTTACAAGGCGACTTGCAAGCAGGCGATTCACTCCGCCCACCTGTACGGCACTGGGATCATCAAGGGCCCGCTGGTCGAGCGCCGGGTGCGCTCCAAGTACCAGAACGTGAATGGCAAGTGGGTTGAGAAGAGTGAGACCTACGTGGTCCCGTTCGTGGACTACGTGCCAATCTGGCGCTTCTACCCTGACATGTCAGCAGACACGCTGGACAAGTGCCGCTACGTTTACGAGCGCCACCAGATGACGCATGCCGATCTGGCTGAGTTGGCTGAGCGCAAGTCGTTCAACAAGACGCAGATCATTGAGTACCTGAAGTCCAATCCCAATGGTCAGGTGACGATCAAGTACATCGACAACCAGCTCAAGATCATTGGCGATCGCAATGCCAACCAGGGCGCAGTGGATGGCCGCTACGAGGTGCTGGAGCGATGGGGTTGGCTGACTGGCAAGGATCTGCACGATGTTGGCGTGAAGGTCGATGAGGCTCGCCACCATGAGAGTTTCTTTGGTAACGTGTGGATCCTGCCCAATGGCTCCGTGATCAAGGCTGTCTTGCAGCCTATCAATGGCGTGACCTGGCCGTACCACATGTACTACTTCGACAAGGATGAGACGAACATCTTTGGCGATGGCTTGGGTACTGTGCTGCGTGACGACCAGACCATGCTGAATGCAGCGACCCGGCTGATGCTGGACAACGCGGCGATCTCCTCCGGTCCCATGATCGAGGTGGCCACCGGGCTGCTGAGCCGCCTGGATTCCGGCACTGAGATTGAGCCATGGAAAGTGTTCTACCGCAACGCAACTGCACCCGGAACACCCGCGGTGCGCGCCATCGAGCTGCCCACGCGGCTGGGTGACTTGTCTGGCCTGGCTGACCGCTTCGAGAACAATGCCGATGAGGTGTCGGCTGTGCCGCGCTACATGTCAGGCGAGAACATGAACAATGGCGCCGCGGCGACCAAGGGCGGCCTGTCCATGCTGATGGGTGCTGCCAACATCATGATCAAGGATTTGATCAGCTCCTGGGATGAGGGTGTGACCCGGCCGTTCATTGCGGCGCTGTACCGCTGGAACATGCAGTTCAACCCGGACAATTCGATCAAGGGTGACTACGACGTGAAGGCGCGTGGATCTGCAAGCCTGGTGGCGCGCGAGGTGCGTGCAGCCCAGCTGGATAACTTCTCCCAAATGACGGCCAATCCATTGGATGCGCCATTCATCAAGCGTGATGCATTGCTGCGCCAGCGGGCTGAAGCCAATGAGCTGAGCGACGTGGTGAAGACCGAAGACGAGGTCATGGCCGAGCAAAATAACCAACTGGCAGCAGCTCAGTCGCAGCTCCAGCAGGCGCAGCAAAAACTGATGCTTGATGAGCTGACGCAAAAGGTAGCCTTGCTGACCGCCAACGCAGCCAAGGCCATGGCCGAGGTCGAGCTGATTCGCGCCAAAGTGGTCGAGACCAAGGTGGCCGGCGTCTACGCTGCGCTGCAAGCGGGTGGTGTTGCCACTGGCAGCCCGCACATTGCGCCGGCAGGTGACGAGATTCTGCGCAGCTCAGGCTGGGTGGATGCAACACCGGACCCGACGATTGCCCAGCTGGCTGGTCCACAGGTGCAAGGTCAACAGATGCCACAGGGCCAGGATGGAAACCCCATGCTGCCTGACCAGGCCACC